GCCACCATCACCGGCGATCTGACGGTGGACACCAGCACCCTGAAGGTGGATTCGACGAACAATCGGGTAATCGTTGGACACACCAGCGGATCGGCTGCGTTTCAGGTTACCAATGCTGGTGCTGCTGGTCTTGAAATTCAGCCGACTGGATTCAGTTCATCTCCGTTGATACAGAGCTACAACCGGAGCGGCTCTGCATACACACAGTTGACTCTTGATGCATCTACTATTGTCCATGCTCTAAGCGGCACCACCGCCATGACCCTCAACTCTACGGGGTTGGGGATTGGGCAGGGTACTATTAACGCCAAAGTCGATGCTCAGGGTGCGAGCAGCTTAATTGGTTTTAGATACATCGAAAGCACAACTGGAAGCTTAAATAGAATTCAACTTGGTGCTAGTACTGGTTTGGGTTACATTGATGCCAATGCAAGTTCCGGTTTTCCAGTATTGCAGCTTCGTGCTGCTGGAAATACTGCCGTCACGATTGATTACCTCGGCAATGTAGGTGTGGGTGTTAGTGCATTTGGAACCTCTGCCGCTAAGGTCATTGGTCTTGCAAACGCTACTGCTCCAAGCACCTCCCCTGCTGGCATGGGCCAACTCTACGTCGAGTCCGGTGCGCTGAAGTTCCGTGGAAGCTCTGGCACTATCACCACAATCGCAGCCGCCTAATTTAAACGACTATGCCTACCCTCTCTTGGATCATCGAACTCCTTCTCGTTAAGCCGACCGAAGGCACTCTCACCGATGTCGTAATCACCGCCGACTGGCGATGCAACGGCACTGACGAAACCTACAGCGGCACTTGCTACGGCTCATGCTCGTTCCAGCCGCCGACTGGTGAGTTCACGCCTTACGACCAACTGACCGAAGCGCAGGTCTTGAACTGGTGCTACGCCAATGGTGTCGATAAGACCGCCATCGAGGCGAACGTGACGCAGCAGATCAACGATCAGATCAATCCGCCGGTGGTGACGCTGCCGTTGCCGTGGGTTCCGGTGCCGCCTCCGGTGCCGCCGGTTAAGGTTGCACACGATGAACCTTTTCTCGACTCTACCGCCGCATGATTAAGATCGAACTCAGCACCGAGCAGGTGAACAGCCTCCTCCAACTCATCGACATCGCCATCAAAGCAGGTGGCTATCAGAACGCTAAGGTAGGCGTTCCATTGGCCGACATCATCCTCGACGCAGCAAAGCCTAAATCCGAGTAATGGAACCAACGAACAGCAGCACCAGCCCTGGACTAAGCCTAGCAGCAGCGGCAGGTGCCACCGCTGTTTCGTTTATTCCGTGGCTTACCGACTGGGTTCAGCTTATCACCGCGCTCATTGGCTTAGCCTGCGCCTGTTACGGAGCCTATAGGCTGTTCAAATCCAAATGAAAAACACAAAAACAACTCTTGCCGGTGTTGGTGCAATCCTTGTCGCTGTTGGCGGTGCCCTTCGGGCTGCCTTTGATGGTGACCCTACGACCAACCTGGACATCGCCTCGACCATCGCAGCGGTCACTGCTGGTATTGGTTTGATCCTGGCTAAGGACGCAACCGAGAAGCCTCTGGTGATCGAAACTAAGCCGTGAATTGGATCTACCAGATCCTGCGAGCTGTTCTCGACTTTCTAAGAGCAACACCACCTACCGATGTTCAACACGGCCAAGCACCTGACAAACTCAAGGATGATCTGGCTGCTCGTGTTGCCGATCTGCCTGGGTTGCCAGCAGACGAAGGTGGTCCTGGTCCCTTCCGGTGATCCGGTGATGCTGGCCAAGCCTACAACGGCCAGCGTCTACGGATTCGATGCCGATAAGAAGCTGGTCGGGCCATCCAATGTGGTTCTGCCGGCTGGTTGGTATGTTTTACCGAAGAGCCAATGATCAACTACAAGGGAAACAAGTTCTCTGGTTATAACAAGCCCAAGGCCACCCCTGGCGAAAGCAAGAAGTCCGCGGTGCTCGCTAAGGAAGGCAACAAGGTTGCCCTGGTGCGCTTCGGCGACCCGGGCATGACCATCAAAAAGCACCTCCCGGAGCGTAAAGCTAACTTCAAAGCCCGTCATGGCTGCGACAACCCCGGCACTAAACTCTCCGCTAAATATTGGTCCTGTAAGGCTTGGAAATGAGAACCGTCACCTACGACTATGTGTTGCAACGTGCCTGTGAGCTCACTGGGCGCGTTTTCTCAACGCTGACGACCGAGGAGTCCAACTTCTTCCGCACGTTCATCTCCATGTCACTACGGAGCGCCTGGGAGTGCTTCGATTGGCCCGAGCAGACGGTCTATCAGGATGAGTACTTTGCGCCCACCTACTCCTACCAGACGACCTACAACGCTGGCGACGTGGTCTATTACAAGGTCGAGGAGAAGTATTACCAGTGGGTCAACATCAACCCTGGCATTGGCCAGACCCCGACCAGCAACGGCCCGGGCGGCCCAATCAATTCAATCTATTGGTCCGAGGCACTGCCCAGCTACGGCAACAACGACGGCGATTGGGACAGCACAACGGCATACACGCTGGGCCAGATTGTGCTGTATCCAGTCACGCAGGAGCACTACCAAGCCACCGCGGTTCCCCCGGTCGCCACCGCTCCTACAAACACGGCCTACTGGGGCATCCTGAACAAGTTCCTGCGCAACATCTCGCAGACCACCAACCCAGATGGCACTACCCGAGCCGTCCCTATTGGCGAGACATTCTCGGTGTGGCCTGCTGACCCCCGGATCACCTGGCGTCAACAGGAGGCTACATACACGTTCACCGACAACGGCATCCTCGTTGGAAACGAATTGCCCTACGTCTGGCTGGAGTTTCGCAAGACTCCTCCGCTACTAGCCAATGCTGCTGAGGCTAGTGCCTATGCTTTCCCCTACCGCTTCTGCGAGATCTGCAGCCTCAAAGCTGCCGGCCAGATGCTCCGGGTCGACGGCAAGATCGATCTGGGCAACCAGTTTCTTGAGTTAGCCGAGATTGAGCTCACCAAGGAGATCGACAAGGTGGCGCTCCAGGAGAAGTATGTGCGTCAGATAATCGTGCCTAATCGGTGATATGCCTGACCTTCCTCAAATTGGCGGAATGGATGATGGATTCATTGGAGTGGCATCGCGCATTGACCCTGCGCTGATCCCGCCCACCTACGTTTCCAACGCGGTGAACCGTCGATTTGAAGATATGGTCATCAAGAACCGATGGGGTATTGTCCAACCCAAGTGGGGCGGTCGATGGTCAAGCGGATCGCGCATTGTCACGCTCACCTCTGGCTCATCAGTCGGTGTACCCGTCTCAGGCACTCAGATCCCGGTCAACTCGCAGGTGGTCTGCGATGTCGATGCCAACCTACAGATCTTCTCAAACGGCACGATCTGTACGCTCGACGACAACGCGAACGCAACCTTCAGCACTGCGACCTTTAGCTTCTCACCGTCGCCCGCCAACAAAACGGTTCAGTTCTACAACTCGACCGCTCCCTTTGAAGATATCCTTGGCGTCCTGCAATACCGCGACCCAGACACCGGGGCAAACGCTCTTCTGGTAGCAGTCAACGAGGAACGCTCATCCGATGGCGGCCAGGGTAAAGTCTGGTGTATTCGACCCAATCAATCGCCTGTAGAGGTGCCCATGAACGGGCACGACATCTACCTGCCTGTGCGCCTCATCCAGGCCACCAATGGCGTGGTCATGCTACGCCCGGGCAACGCCCGTTATTACTTCGATTCAACCTCTGGCATCTACGATTCAATCCTACTTGAGGATGACTCCCAGATCCTATGCGAGAACAGCTCCATCCTATCCAACGAGGACTCGACTCGGATCAATCTCAACGTGTTGCCCGACCTAGCTACGGGCGATATTGTGAATCTCGGTCAGATTGGTACTGCACAGCCACTGTGGACCGGCAGCCCAAGCGCTGGGCAGGCCTTCCAGTTCTACGTCAACGTGGTCAACACCGAGATCTCGCTGCACTTGACCTTAGTGGACGCGCAGTCCGGCACCAACGCGCTCGCTCTGTCGCCAGAAACCAATGCCCGCTACTACATCGAGCTGGCCAGCAACACGACTGGCTACGACCTGGCTCAGGACATTGTAAACAACTTGAACGACGGGATGCCGATCCTGATGCAGAGCACGGCTACCAACCCGTCTGCACTTGATGCCGGCTTTGACCGCATCCCATCAACGCTGTCGATCAATAGCTCGGAGCCCGTTGCAGACACGATCTCGGTCTTCAACCACAACTTCATCCCGGGCGACCAGGTCACGTTGTCTAGCGTCACCAATGGCGGTGCCAACGTCACCAACAAGATCTACTACGCCTACCCCGTTGATAACAACACGCTGCGATTGTTCTCGGGCACCACCGAGGAGACCGACTCGCTGAACGACGCCAGTCGGGCAGTCATTCAGCTCACGACCACTGGCGTATCGCCCAACATCACGATCAGCGCGGTCACAATCCTCAACCAGGGCTCTAGCTACCTTTCGGCCCCGATCATCACTGTCACTGGCACATCTAGTGTCGCTGCAAGCCTGACCACCACGATTACCGACGGCAAAGTCAGTGCAGTCACCATTGTCAATGCAGGCCTCTATTCAACGACCCCTGCAGCCACAGTGGCCATGCCTTCGACGCTAGTGGACGTCACTACGTCAAACATCACTGGAAGCATTAAGCGCTCAAGCGCCTCGGGCTCATCAGTGCCCCCAGGACGCGAAGGTCTCTACTTTCAGAACCGCTTGTTGCTGCTCTACGGCAACGACTATCTAGCCGTCTCCGATGTGTTGGATCCGCTGCACTACAGCCCGATCTTGAACGAATTCAAGTTGAACACTGGCAGCAATGACCGGGTAGTTGCCTTGTACCCGTTCAACACCACCACGTTGCTCGTCTTCAAGGAACGCTCGGTGTTGGCTGTGGAGAACCTCTATGGCGACCTGTCGACCACTCGCCTGACCGAGATTACCCGGGAGTTCGGTTGCGTCTCGCAGGCATCCATCGCAGGCACAGGCTCCGACGTCATCTTCCTGTCGCAGCGCGGCATCATCAGCCTACGCCAGACCGAGTTCGGCATCTCACAGTCGGTGGTAGTGCCTTTGTCCGACCAGATCCAGAACATCGTCGACGACATTGACCAGGCCTATTGGGGCAACGCCTGCGCCGCTTACTTTGCCAACCGCTACATCCTGAGTGTCCCGGTCGAAGGCGGTGACGGTACAAACCAGCGCACGCTTTCCTACAACTTCCTGAACAAAGCCTGGGAAGGCTACTGGGAGGGCTCGTTGCTTATTCCAAGGTACTGGTGCCGAGTCATTGTCGCCGGCACCGACACTCTCTGTTGGGCGGATGAGAGTGGCTTGATCCATCAGTTCGACCCGCTCGGACTTGTGGATGTTAACCGTACCGGTGTGTTGACCCAGATCAGCACCGAGGTGAAGTTCCGCGGCTACACCGGTGATAAAAACCCGTATTCCCAAGCCAACATCGCCAACAACAACAACGTCGATCACAAGCAGTGGACCGACATCCAATTTGAGCTTGGTAATTGGAACACGCAGTACTCTATCACCGCGCAGTTCGATGGTGTAAACGAGTTCTACACGGTGGCCACCAACCAAACCAAAAACCGCTCGGTCTACTACACCTACGGCAGCGGCACCTACAACACCAACAACACTGCCGACAACTTCTTGGATCCGTACCGCGAGGACTACTCGGTGACCACCCAGTTCCGGTGCGGTAACAACGGATGGAAGGCTGGCTTGCACCAGTTCTTCAGTCACAAGGCGCGGTTGCGTAAGCATTCGGCCTCTGTGCAGCCACTGATCACTACTGATCAAGGATCTCTCGATATCTACAGTGCCAAAGTTGTCGGTATTGCATTCCGACTCTACGGCAAGAACGACGTCTAAACCACCATGCCACTCTTTGTAAACGTCACGCCAGGTACAACGATCAGCTCGACCACCACGCTGTCGGCCTCAACACTCAACCTCCTTGGTACGCCAACGGTCAACATCACGGGCACCATTGACGGCGGCACGCTGACTCTCGGTACCAACTCGGTGAATTCTGATGCCATTCAGAATCTGGCGGTTACCACCGCCAAGATCGCCGACGGTAATGTCACAAACATCAAGCTGGCGAATATGCCGGCCAACACAATTAAGGGCAACAACACCGGATCGGCTGCAGTGCCACTTGATCTAACGGTGGCCAACACCAAGACCATGCTCTCCCTGGTGCCCGACGAGGTCACCATTGAGACCAGTGGCAGCAACATCCGACTTAAAGACAACTCGGTCACCTCGGCCAAGCTCTCGACAGCCCCGCAGACCAGCAGCTCGGCCACGCCATCAGTCGTCGTAGGAACCAGCCTGACCTGGAACCTGACACCGACAGCCAATGTCACCGCTGACATCCTCTTTGGAGCCAACGACGACGGCAAGACCGTGCTGATGAAGGTGAAGCAGAATGCAGGCGGTGCGCTGACAGCGGCGTTCACTGCGACAGGAAAGACAATCCGCTGGCAGGGTGGTATTACACCGACGCTG